TTCGCGTTCACAGATGATGACAATTCTTTTTTTTTCTAGTAAACAAATCATGTTGCTCACACAAGGTAAATATAATGGACCTAAATGAATATCAAAAACAATATATTGGCCAAAAGGTTTTGAAGACTGAGATCAAATGGTCACCTATTTATAAAGGTCTTGGCCTCAGACTTAACCCCAACGGTAAGCACAAATGGATCAGCTACTCCTCGGTTGATGGAAAGAAAATCTACAAGACGATAGGTGGAATGGAGCTTCCCTATAAAGCAGCTATCACCGCCTTTCTAACAGGCAAGCACGACAAGAACATTGCCGAGATAATCCGTCAGCAAAACACATCAAACGAATCACCGCTGATCAAAGATTATGCAAAAATGTTTATTGAAAGACATTTGGACACTCAGTGGAAAAGCTCAAAAGAACCTACATATCGAGTGAATCTTTTGGTCAAGCTACTTGGAAACATTCGTATCGGAGACTTGCGAGTTGAGGATGTTGAGATGGTCAAGGCCACCGCTCCATCGCCTGCTGTGGCTAATTCCAGGCTTCGCATTCTCAGTTTGATGTGGAGAAGAGCTGCTGCTTGGGGGTATGTCAAATCATCAAATGGGGGCATACCTAGCAACCCTTGTTCTTTTGTAAAGCAATACACGATAGAGCCACGAGCAAACTACCTCGGCTCTGAAGACTTCGATAAGTTATGGATGGCTTTAGAGATCGACGAAAACATACCCGTCCGTTGTGCTATTCAGCTGCTCTGTTTGACTGGCGCTAGAAAGAATGAAATTCTAGGGTTGAAGTGGTCAGACATTGACTACAAGCAAGGCTACATTGTGGTCACAGAAGATAGGGCTAAGAACAAAAGACCACACTTCATTCGCATTACACCGATGATTCATCATGTGCTCCGCAATGTCCCACAAACAAGTGACTATCTATTTACTAGCCCCGAAAACAGATTTGGTCATATTGAAAACATCCGTAAGCCATTTGAAAGAATCAAAGCAAGAGCAGGCATATCAATGCAATTAACGCTACACGATATTAGGCGGTCGGTAAGTAGCTACTTAAAAAGCAAAGGTCATGACGACAAGTCTATTGCAGCAGCGTTAAATCATAAGTCTGTCGAGACAACCAGGCGTCACTACATTCAGATCGAAAGGTCAAAGAAGGCTGAAGTTATCGGCGACATGAGCGAGAAGTTTAGCCTCATTAAAGATGGCTACACAGACCCACTATTTCAGTCGACCATCTCGCCTTCAGCCTTATGATCTTCCTCTTCCGTTAAAAGAGGTTGATTATATTTATCGTTATAAAGCTTTTGCAGAGCTTCGATTGACATCACTTTTTTCTTCAGCATTGGTTTGATTTTGGCCATGAGCTTGTCGTCTTGTTTGACCTCTTCGGCTTTCACAAGTGAGCGAACGGCGTCTTCAAGATCAAACTTATCGTCAATCAATTTTGGTTGAATGCGCATAGATACAGCTTCTTCTTTTGGAGTTTGAGATTTCTTTTTCATTTCTTACCTCGAATGATCTCTTTATTTTTATCTTCAAGTTTCTTCGTATCTTTTTTGATCGTGTCAAATGGAGCAATTAAACCAGACAAAACGTCAATCGCTTTGGTTGTTTCGTTGTCTTCATTCAGCATATTCTCAAACGATTTTGTTGCCGTTTTTGCCACAGGAGAATTCAAAACATTATACAAAGTACCAAGCCCCCCGACACCTGGAACAAACGGTATTAGTTCATTGAGCTTATTGTAATACATTGGCAAAGAGCTTGTTGTTTCTGGAGTACCTGTATTTTTATTTGCCTTCACAGATGTCTGCCCAAGTGCTGCGCTGATAGCTCCCTTAGCGGCTCGACTCATCTTCTGAGATATTGTTCCTTCTTCATCAGCAATAAGATCACTCAACTTAAAGTCTGCCGTAAAGTTTGGTTCAATCTTATTAAGAAGAAGACCACCATATCCGCTAGCTCCAAGCCAATTCTTTTTACCATAGGGATTTTTTTCTGGATTCATAGGCTGACCACTAAACACGTCAATGCCAGTACCCAATTCAGCCGGAACCCTGAGAAATGGGGTTATACCATGAGCAACTTTAAATGGATCTGTATACATTCCGAGAGCATCAAAGACAGACATCTTTGGAGCCGAGTATAAGGTTGTATAATCATTCTCTCCAGCAGCAATCTGTGGATATCCATTTTTTAAATAACTATTTTCAGCGCCGATAGATCTACCGATGTCAGGGTCTCTCTCTGCTGGTCCAACACCCAACCTTCTTGAGGAGGTCAAGACGTTATTTAATCTGCCAAGCTTTGTCGCATCCGTCATAGCTTCGGGCCAGTATTGCATATTTTTTGTAACGAACGAATAGAACGGTATGACTCTTTTCCCTATCTCTTTTCCAAAAGCACTTACCTTCGAGTAATCGTAAAATGCTTTTTGCACCATCTTAGCAGCTTGCTCTTCAGGTACTCCATTCTTTACAAGGTTTTCAAACGTCATGATTCTTGCATTAACTTCAAACCGTTGACCAAGTGCTGCTGTTGTTTCAGCAAATTGTTTCACACCTGGTATTGACAGAAAGTTATCTGTAGTTCTATTTATCTTTCCAGCAAAAGAATTATCCACTGATCTTAATTTTGAATCGGGAGAAAATCTCAGGCCCATCTCTGTTTCGGTTAATCCTTTTGCCTCAAGATTGTATGTGTTATCAACAACACCAAGCTTAATATATTTATTTGTTCTATCTGATGAAATATGAAGAGGCGTTCCTGCAAGAGTTTTTTCAATATCGTTTGCCATCTTCTTTTGAAATGGACCACCAACAGCAAATTTTGAGCCGTTGATATAACCAGTTTCTGTGATGACTTTCAAAAGGTTATCCCAATAGTTTGTCTTTGCCCACGAAGTATTGAGATAGAGCCATTTCTTTTTTACGCTCGACGTTAAAGCATCAACAACTCCAAGCCCCGGTAGATCTTTAAAATATTGCCCACCCTTGTTGACTATAAACATAGCTTCTTTTTCTGTTGCATCTAACATAGCCTTAGCAGCTTGATCACTATACGCGCTATAGGCCCTATCATAAGCCTCTCTGGGCGGGACTCCCTCTTTAATCAATCTACTTACGGCGTCAGACTCACCACCAAAAAGACTTCTTTTAAAACCGTCTTGGCCTTGTGTGGCAAACAATTGTTTCGACGCTTCAAAAGCTTCTTTGTCGTATACATCGGAAGTGTGAAAGTCTAGGCCAACCATTGGGTGATTTTTTAATGCGTCACCCTTGCCTTCTTGAACCATGAAACCAGAGTTATTTCCAATGTCTTCAAAACCATCTTTGTAAGTCGGGTTAAAAGATTTTCGTTCAGAATATACTGGCCCAATGCCGTCTACTCCCGATTCAATTTTAGATTTGATCGTTTCAGCAGTGTCATTAATTAAGGGCCTTGCAGTAGCACCTACCCAACCATCTGTCGTTGTGTAATCATTGGCACCAGGTTTGCTTGTCCTTAAATTAATATTAGGATCAAAAACCTCATCGTACCCTTTGGCCTTGTTGTACATCTCTCGAACGTTTATATTGTGAGTCACCCAATCTTCAGCAGATTTAAGACCTTTATCTGATAGGCCTGTTGAAAGCTCAATAAACTTTGGGTTTGATCTGATTGTTTTATTTGTTACATCACGCGATTGATTCCACACATATCGTCCAACGTTTCCTGATGGGTCGTGTGCTTTAAGCGCAAGATCAGCGGTCTTTGTGTTGATCATCTGCTCTGTTATTTCTCTTGCCTGATCACCAGCATATTTCTTTTGAAGCTCAGCTAAGGCTTTATCCTTAAAACCATCAAGACTTTTTTCCCCAATAAGGGCCTTTGTCTGTTCGTAATATGCACCCTGAGATATCTCATCTGATAGGTTTTTTGCGTTGGAAAAAAATTGCTCTACTTGAACAGCCTCTTCATCAGTCATGCCTTCAAATACTTTACGTTTCCCTTGTCTAATCATGTGGGCAACATAATCTGATTTTCTTCTAATTTCGTCAGCTACAGGCTTTAGTGCTGGGTATTGGGACAAGTCCATCATCTTGCCCATGTACTGAGCAGTCTTTCCTTCAAGAATATTTTTAACAACTTTGTCTCCAGCCGCACTTACAACACCAGCTCCTATAGTAGTTAAAGCTGGAACAACCCCAAGTGATGCGCCTTCAATTGGTCCAATGTATGGCCTTTCATCGCCTGCTTCATGAGACATTTGATTAGCAACGCCAAGGCTACCACCGAGAGCTGCTCCCTTTAAAGCCCCAGAAGTTGGAGATGAAGCAGCTTTAACAATGCCTAAAGCTTCTGCTCCCTTACCCACACCTTTTAAAACTGCTCCAGCATAACTAAGCGGATCAGTAGCAACCTCATAGCCGAGATCGATAGCAGAGTCAGCTGCTCTCTTGCCAAGATCTGACTTTGCTTTATCATAATTCTTATCAAAGGGATTAAAGAGAACGGTGTTTAAATCATCCCTCCAACCTCTTGATTGATCAGCAGCATATCCAGCTTTATCTATGCTTGACTGGGAATCGCCAAAACTTCTTAGTAGATTTTGCCTAAATGTTTTAGCGTTGTGTTTACCATTGTCATTTATAGATGGCTTACCTCCAGATATAGCGCTATCAATTTGCTGATTGACAAGGTTTCTAGGCGCGGAGATAAGCTCAAGCATCTGATTAATATAAGACATGCCATTGTTTTCGCCGGGATCTTGAGGCTGTGGAACATAGTCATCAAATATTGGATTTGTAGAAGACGTTTGCGAAGACATTTTTGTAATGTCTATATTGTTTGATCGACCATCTTGAACATCCTGAAATTCAAATGGCTTTTTCTTTTGATCATCGACATTAACATCTCGAATATCAAAAGGCTTTTTTGCTTTTGCTGCATCAGAAGAGCCAACATCTTCAAACTCAAATGGCTTTTTTGGAGGCATTAATTCGAACCCTTGGTGTAATCTTCATGCAACATTTTCAACTCTGGGTCAGTCCAAGAATCATTGTTGTATCCCAAAGCTATATCATTTAAAGCTCTTAATCTTTCGCGTTTAACAGCTTCGATATCTCCAGTATCAACACCCCTCGATGCGGCAATGTAATCTGCAAATTTCAAAACTGCACCCATTTCAGCCTCATTCTTTGCTCCCCACAACTTCCTATCAACAGGCAATGCTCTGCCTTTGGATGTAAATTTAGGAGCTACAAATGTTGCCAGCGTTCTATCGATGTCATCCCAATATTGCTGTTTAGACTCTCTACCAGTTCTACCAAAATGAGCATTAATTTTTCTATCAACTTCTTCGGCTCTTTGTTTTAGCTTTGCAGCTTCAATATCTTTTGATGTTCTTGATTGAAGCAAATCTGACTGCGCTCTTGTATAGTTGTTTGCGTAGGAATTTTCAGCGGATTGCATTTCTGAATTTATAACCCTAGAAAGACCTGAAATATCTCTGCCCCTACCCTGATTTACTTGTCCAAAAGTTTTCATGAATTCATTTCTCGGTTTCAGAACAATGTCATTAAACGCATCAAGCTGTATCTGTTTATTTTTAAGTTCAGCATCGTCGCGTTGTTTTATTCCAGCTTGATTCAATTGCATCAATGTCTTATAAACTTCATCTATGCTATCTGGAGATTTGTAACTTTCTACTAGCTTTGTATTTCCACCCATCCATTTGTCTGCAAGAGCCATCAAAGGACCAAGATTGGTCCTGTCCATATTCATCACGTTGTCTCGGTATTTCTCCAAGAACTGGTTTGCAATACTTATGTTTTCTCGCTCTGGCTTATTATCGGATATATTTGCAAATGTAGTTGGGCTTTTGTTTTGACCAGCTTTCAATAGGCCATCAATTATTGGGGTAGCGCTTTGTGCAAAATCCGAAACACCTTGCTCTGGAGTGCCTTTGAACGGATTTATAAATTTTGTTCCTCGCGGGTCTTGAACTGTAACTTCAGACTTTTTTGGAAATGTGGCCGCTGGTATTGCTGGAGCTTGGCTTTTGGATTTAACCTTTGACTCAACACTTACAGATGAATTTAAAGAGTCAACAGGCTTTATTCTGCTTTGGTATGATCCACCACCATCACTAGGTTTTACTTGTTGTGCTTTGGGACGAAGCTCTTCCGGCATTAAGTCAACATTTAAACCTTTTTTCTCATAACCAAGCCAATTGGCTAAACGGTCCAACAATGTAGCGTCTTTATTTGAATCCATTTTAAAACCTCAATATTCAAATACCGTAAAACTTATGGGCTTTTATAGTCAACGTTTGTATGTTTTCTTTGCAGCCAATCTTGAAAATCGTCACCTGTTGCAGCCCCAGACATGTTTGATTGATTTAAGTACATAGGCTGAGACGAATATTTAGAATAATCTTGTGTTGGCTCTGTTTCGCTTGTTAGGCTCGTTTGAGAATTATCAGCTTTTGCTGGATCTGCTGACATTCCCTGGCTTAATCCAGCCCCAACACTAGCGCCAAAAGCCATGTTTGCAAGGTCACCTTTTGGACCTGGAAGGTTCTGACCCCACTGACCAGTCCACGGTGCGTACCTGGTTTTTTCAGCTTCAGCTTTTTGCTGATCTGCCCAAATGTTTTTTTCTTCTTGGCTTTTTAAAGCGCCTAATCCGGCTCCGGCCAACATCGCAATAGTCATCGGTTCCATATTTTATCTCCTTATGCGCCTAATCCGGTGCCTAGCAATCCACCGTTGTTTCCAAGCAAGCCTCGTTTACCTTGCTGCTGTGCGTAGTAATTTTGTGAGTCAGCCGTAAATTGACCAGCTCTAGCTGCGTTCTGAGTTTTCCATCGCTCCATATCCCATGCATCTGATGCGCTCTTATCAGCAATCGCGTTTTGTACGTTAAACTGATTAGCCCGTAGATTGTTGTCCGCGTTATCTCTTGCTGCAATAAAGGATCTATCGTCCTCTCCGCGAGCTTGATCTCTGTACATCCCGACTTTTTCCATACCAAGATTGGAATTAAACTGATCGGCAACCATTTGATTGCGACCATAATTCATAAACATTTCTGGCATACGGGTCTGAAGATCATATTGGTTGCCTAGATCTTGAATGCCAATGTTGGCTTTATTTATTCCAGTTTGATTATAGATACCTGAAGCACCAGACATCCTGGCTTTCATTGCATCGCTAGCCATTCTACTTCTAGCACCGCTATCCATACCGCCACTGGCAGCAAGCTGTGACATTGCACCTGAAGCTGCTCCAGCTGCGTTCTTATTTAATGAATCCATTGACCTACCACGTTCAGCGTCAGCGAGGTTCATTCTTGCTTGTGCTTGTGGACTTAAATCATTTGAAATTGACCTAGCAGACAAACCAGCTAACGCTGCACCGGCTCCGATGTTGCCAACGTTAGCAAAGTTTACACCTTGAACGTTATTCATGCGATTATCAAGCTCACCAATTCTACTTGCAGGAGCGTTTATTTGTTGAGCTTGTAAGCTATATGCGTTTTTTAAAGTGCCATCTGGATTTGTAATTTCACGCCTTGATTCAGGTCGGTCTTGTTTCCACCAGTTATCCTCGGGCTTAGCAGGCCCAGCTTCACTGCCTTTTGTTTTGCCGTAAAGATTTCCTTTAAGGTAGTTCTTTCCACCGCGATTAGCATCGCTGAAAGCAGCGGCTCCATATGCAGCTCCAAGAACGGGATTATGTGCGGTTAAAGCAACTGTCCTTGCGACCGGAGCTGCGGCTTTTGATATATTTTTTCCAGCACTTTGTAAATAACCCATAGAAAACCTCAATTCATTTCGTAATAAAAGCTCATGTCAGGAATGATTTCATTGTCATCGTCAACGGTCATTGACTTCAATGTGCTTTGCAAAAATCCTCTTTGTGCCTCGAGGTCAGACATTGCCACTTGTAACAAGGGGTTTGTCTCCTTTGCATAGACCCTAGCTTTAACGTAAGCAAAGATAAAGTTCATAGCTTCAGGAAGATCAATCACACTACTGTCATCAGTAATCCTGTTTGCGTTTCTAATATACTGAAGATTAAGGTACGCACCTGAGTCTGAGACTGATGGATAAAGCTTTATCGTTACACCCTCATCCGGGTCTCTATGCTGAACCTGAAACGTATACGCAATACAAGGAAGGTCAGCAAAAGGTAGCGTATCTACTCTGACTCGTTTGATTTGATACCGCGTTCGACCGTCGTTAAACCAGAGATACCTGATCTTATTTGCATAAATGTCATCTGGCAAACTGTACCTGTCTTTTCCGGGAACCAATACATACTGCTTTTCACAAAGAAGGTAGTCTTCAAATAAACCTAAGACTGATTGTTCTGCCTCATCAATGGCATCGTTAAAGATACCCATCAGCTCCGAAGGTGTAATAAACTTCTCTTCCTGGAGATCTAAGTCTCTTTCGATTTTTTGAGAAGCTTCTGCGTATGTCCAAAGTTTCATGCGCTTCTCCCGACGAACATAAGCATGTCAACTTCACAAGGATAGCTGACAATAACTTTTAAGGTTTTATCATTTGTATCTTGGTTGTCGATGACTGGACTAAATGCAAGACCGATATAATCCTCTTCAACAATCGACATCGATACAGCAATGTTTGGAGTGTAGCCAAGACCGTGATAAAGAATAACCGGCTCGCTGGCTGTCGACGTTTTCACTTTAAATTTTATGATCTTTCCATCGAGAGTCGAGAATGGATTTTGGTCAGATTGATCCATGAGTTTATTGAAGGCCAAAGCTGTAGCTTGATCTTGAATATTTGAGGTGTCCAGGTTAAGTCTAGGCATTACCACCCTCATCAGCTTTTGCATATCCAGCATGACTATTTCCAAAAAGTTCATACTGCAATGTTGTCGCGTTAAGCATGAACTTTTCTGCTTTACGATACCCAACAATTTCCCATCCAAATGAACCTGTTTGTAGAATCCCCAGGATGTCTTCAACAATAAGTGTGTCGGTTGTCACAGCTTTTATTTCAAACTCGCTACTATAGTCGTCATTTTCAAATCTGATAAAATAACCAACCAATTCGCTAGGCCATGAATCTATTGGGCTATTTGACAACAGCACCGTCTTGTTTGTGCTATTAACTATAGCAGGGGCATAATCGTCGCTACGAATAATAATAGTCTTCGCATTTGTGAATTTAACCTGCTTGTGGGTACAGCGTAATGTCCCAGCTGGAAAGTTTCTTTTGGCAATAATATTGCCGCTATCATTCCAAGTAAATTCGGGAGAACCCCAAACAAAGTCAGCTTGCCCCCAGCTTAAATTTCCACGATATCTGACTTCTTTCATTTCCCTAAAATTGCTACCAGCGTCATTACAGCTCCACGGAGCCACGCTTATATTTGTCTCGTTTTTGAAAACGGATATCATTTGTGTGACCCATTTTCTCTCAACGTCTGTGCCAAAATTAATGGCAGCGCTTGTCCAATCAAACATGACAGCCCGATCTGACCACAATACTACGTCATTTGAAATGTCTTCATACGGATCTGAATAAGCATCAGCTGAGTGGACATATATATATCCATTCATGCTGGACCGATACCATGTGTCTCGATAAAATAAAAATGATGTGCATGTCCAGTTATTACCGCCACCAATAGTTGTGAATGTCATTGTGTTTGATTGACCCCAATATGGATCTAAAACCATTATTTGATCACATTCATTACCGTATTCACCTGTCGATACAGACCAGTAAACACGACCACTTATTTCGTCAAAAGCACCTTGAATATTCTGTTTGACAGATTTGTTTCGAACAAATGTTGGATATGTTTGATCTAAATGACGACTGATCTTTGTAACAGATTGACCGTCGGTAACGTAAAAACCATCCTGGCCTGCGTAATAAATACCGTCAGGCGTTCTTACAATCGAGTTATGAGAAACGCAACCACTCGCAGCTCCAAGCTCACGAGCCCTTATATAGCCTGAGCCATCCTCAGCAAAGCTACCTTCGAGCCGGTAAATCCTGTCTTGCGTAAAAACAATCGGATAGGAAGAGAACCTTGATATGCCAACAATTTCGCCTTCCACATCACATATAAATGACGGGTGACAACTATAAGGGGCTCCAGGTATTGATTGCTGAATTCTAAATTTCTTAGGCTTTAGCGTCGTATCGTCTAATATGTTTGCATACCAAGCAATACCATTGACTATTGTTACATACTTAGCATGTGGCACTTGATAGTGATCACTTACACCACCAGTTGTATAGACCAATTCGCCGTCAGCAATATCAGTATCAGCAGCAAAGTCTTCATAAGTCATCTCAGTCGCAGCAATATCTGTGACATGATAACCAATTTGACCATCAGCTGTGGTTCTAAAAATTCTTAATTGAATATTATTGATATCAAAATTGTCGTATTCATTGTCATTTGGGAAAGCATCAAAATATAAATTGGTGGATGCAGTCCCATCCATGAGTACCGATTCAGTTTGAAGCAAGCTTACTGGACCGCGCGTTTCAAAGGATACGTCTCCGACATTGTAGCGATAAACATAGTGAATGAAGTATGTATATAGACGGCCAACCCCACCAGCAGATACCTGTGTCCCGGTTAGCTCTGGCAATCCACAGTTTATCCCCAACGGAATATCGTTTTCATCCTTGAAAAAACCTAGTGTTGGACGTGCATAAACAGTTTCATCAGCAACGCAACCTATGATATGCTCGTTCCATTCATCATAGTTAATTTGACTTGTAGCGCCACCGGCTGTAAAGAACGGGCGGGAAGACGGGCCTGTTATTTCTTCGTGACCTGATGTCTCATTACCAGTCAAAGCAAACATTTTTCTGCCTTGAACTTTAAAATATTTAAAAGACCCATCCCGTTTTTTAAAACCGATGAGTCTATTTATTCTGGTATTACCAAGTTGTGTGAGAGGAAATTCAGAAGACTCAAGAGTTGATCCATGCCGAAGAAATAACTTGCCGTTTCTATCGACCAACAGGTTATCACATACTTGTGACATCTTTGTGTCAGCGTTTAGAAAGTTGTCGGTAATACCACCCGACCAGTCATCTATTCTAAGCTGTGGCATTATACACAAACCATAGTTAAAGGTTGTGCTTGAGGCATCCATACGATGAGGTTAAAAGCATCTCCGTTTCTAACCCACGTAGGAGTCACGGTCATTCCACCATAGTCACCACCAACCACATAAAAATATGGGTTTGTCGCATCTAGCGAATAACCAGATGGCATTGCAACTGCGACATAATACCAGCCTGTATCTGGGTCTAATGTGTAGTCAGCACTTCCAATTGACCTTGAGCCTTTGTTTAGGTTAAACGCTTTAATCTTTGGAGAGTTTACATCATTGTGATCATGTGAATCGTCCAGATCAATGTTGTGACTTAAACTTTCAAAAACCAAAGAACCTTTATTTCCATTCTCAGGCTTTCTTCTGCCAAATCGTAGAGTAATCATTTAAACCCCGCTGCCCAGTAAGCAAATAAATAATCAATGCCATCGTGAACGTGGCCTTCATCACAAGCCTCCCAGTCTCGACCTTGATCTCTCTGCCAAAGATAAGCCTCGCAGCGATCACTTGAATTTGGTAATCGGTCGGAAGGAAAGAGCTTTTCATCCAAAAGTATATCAGCTACCTCACCCATCTCCCCATCCCTCCATCTGTGAAAAACCGCTTGATATAGGGCATTTCTAGGGTCTCGGTCATGTAGCTCGTTTAGGTCACTCATCTGCACTGCGTCGATACCACCATTAAGTTTTGCTTGAATCATGATATCAATTACTCGCAAGTGAGCGTGGTATCCTCGAGGCACTCTTTGCTGACCCTCCAATTTTAAAGCTTGGGGCTTGCCTGTCAGCCACTCAATAATGTTATAAAGAGTCAGCGTCATCGTTGGAGTCATGTAGACCCTGGATAATTGGTCAATTGTTTCGCTTGGATAGCCCATCACCCAATCGTTAGCTTTGCCATACTCCTCTAGCCTGTACAGGTATCGAGTCGCTGTTTCTTTATCCATTCCGTAAACGGCATAAAGAAACCCCATCATGAGCATATCTTTGCTGATCGATGTCTTTGATTGACCTGTCTCAACACAGTTTTTGTGCTGATTTCGTTGCCACTTTCCAGGTGATTCCTCGGCGTCAAAATAGTTAGCCTTGCTGCATCCATGAGCTGTTTTACATAAAGCAAGAAAACCAACAGCATCACACGGACTATATGTTGTAGGCCAGCCGTCTATATCTAAAGCTTGAGCTTGAAGTGATTTATAAAGATCAGCCTTGTCACGAAGCTTTTCTTGCTTAGTTTTCTCGATTGGAATTGTAGGGATTTCTTTGTGTGTAGGCTTATGACAAGAAACAATAAAAATGATTAGAAATAATTTAAACATAGGAATCTCTTACATGAAGATGGCATGGGGCTTTTACACCCCATGCCTTATACATTTACTAAAAATTAATTAGAGCGCAGGAATTATGGTTTCAAACCAATCACTTCTACCGCCATTTTCACCTACAAGCCGCCTCAGAAGTTTTTGGACTGTTGCCGTTCTGCTTGCATATCGAATCAGGGTGCCTGATGCTGAAGGAGAAAAATCTGTGCGTGAAATTGATTCAGCATATTGACCACTAGCCTCATCCCAAGATCTTCCTTCGGTCGCAACCGCTGTTCCGCTGAAAGACCAAGTGACTCTTGCTTTGCCACTCGCAATTCGAGAGTCGCTCATATCAGTGATATTAACTTCAGGTGCGCCACTAACAACAATCTCTGGCATGCGATGGATACTAAAATTATACCAATCGCTTTGCTGAGACCCATTCACAACTTTCATCCTGTATGGCGTGTCGCTTCCACCTAGCAAGTATGGATCACGTCCTAAATTAAATGCAGTGCTTGTAATGCCAGTTACATCAACTGCAAAATCAGGCCCCAAAAGGCTATAAATATTTGCCCAAGTTCCATCTGTTTGCTTCTCCGTAACAATCCCTGTCGCTTGCGAAAATTCAACTATGACGAAACCTGTGTCAGCGTTTGGTGAAACTGAAGTAAATGAAGGAGCAGGAGATCCACCACCGCCTCCACCGCCTCCACCGCCAGCAGGCTGAACATAACCAGTAATAGGTTCCGAAGTTCCGTTTTGATTGCTTATTGAAAATCTATACTGATCTGCCGGTTGTCCAGTTGCGGGCCTGTCAAAAAATGGACCTATCATAGAACTAGAAAGAGGAGAAGCAAGAGGACCAGTAAGAGGGCCAACGGTTCCCCAATTTTCTTGCCAACTTCCATTAACCAACTTGTCTATTTTGAGAGTGACAGTAGCTCCATTTTCTTCATAAGACATATCAAAAGAATATTTAGTAGGTGAAAATTCGACTAGGTTGAGTGAGTTGATCACAGGCGCGGGCTCACCACCGCCACCACCACCGCCTCCACCGCCTCCGCCACCACCCGTAAGTGCATTAGCTAAGTATTGGCAGTAGACTTTATCGCCAGCAGCCAATGGATTCAAACCGCCAGCTGCAAGGTCTCCAGCCCATGTAATTCTAGTAAAGCCGCCTTGTGCACTAAGGCTGTACGAGTCTCCTTCATGATGAACAAGACCACCAACAATAACCATCATTGTGTTATCTAGTGCGAGTCCAGCCATGTCCACGTAAGCCAGGTCTCCTGCGCCTAATGTTTTCACTTCCTTGCGCCCTTCGATATGCGGTGCCGCTTCGATAGAGTCGAGTCGAGCGTCAAGTGCAACGTCTGCTGCTTGCCTTGCCGATTGTTCTTGTGCAAGATTTGATGCTACAAAAGCTAGCTCTTCGCCAATTGCTGATGCAACTCCAGCAACAGCTGCATCCCTTGCAACTTGCTCTGCTACCATTGCGGCCTGGCGATCCAAAACCTCCTGATTCAGCCTTTGATCAAACGATGCATCAAAAAGCTCTCTTGCAAATTGCTCTGCCATGACTGCGACTGAAATAGCTGCATCACGAGCTGTTGCTTCAGCAATTATAGCTGCATCGCGAGCCGTTGCTTCAGCACTTAATGCTTGTTGACGAGCCGATGTTTCTGCATCAACTTTGCCTTCAATGCGAGACTCTTCAACCAGTGCGCGAGATCTTTCGCTAGAAATCTTTCCATCAAGAACGAGGTCTGCGGCTTGACGATCAGATATTTCTTGGGAGATTCGATTGGCTAGTCCTGTCGCAACATCAGAGCCCGCACCGATCGCATCGGCAATCTCTTTAAGAGTGTCGAGCATCGCCGGAGCGCCGTTGATCAGGTCACCAATCTTTCCATCGGTGTAAGTTTTTGAACCGGCAACTTCAGAATCAACATAAGACTTGGTAGTCCGGTCAGTTTCTAAAACGCTCAAACGACCAGACAAGGCTCCATCAGCCGCTTGACGAGCAGAAACTTCATCTGCCATCTTGCCATTTACGTATGTCTTAGTTACCGGATCAGTTTCAAGAGGTTGAAGCCTTGCGCCTAAACCGGCATCGGCAGCTTCACGAGCAGACTTTTCAGAACTAACTTTTCCGTCAACGTATTTTTTATTGACAACATGTTCATCTAATGTCGGAACCGCAGGAACATCACCTGGCCCAAGCAATTCAATCGCACCGGGTAGAATTGTGGTATCGCCGACCGTATCAATCATATTTGGTGTCAACTGATAAACACTAATATAATCTGGCTTCATTATAGAGGCTATGTACGGCTTCGCAGCATATGAGGACGAAAACGATCCTAGCGACGGATCAAATTTAAAGATTTCACCAGCGGTAACATCTTTTATAGATATTTTTCCTGTCGTTTCCAAAGCTGTAAGAGCACCAGCGGAAATAGCCAACTTCCCAGTCATTGTGTCGCCAGACTTATTAACCTTGCTTGAAACTTGAGTCGAAACAAAAGACTTCATAGAACTTACTGATGGAGCTTGGTCTGTTTGAGACCCAGCGGTCGAATTTAAAACAGCAGCAGATTTAGCAGCTGATGAAAAATCTGTAATGCTTGCGGCTGTATGGTTGTGGACAGACGGAGCCTTTCCATTCAACGCAGTCTGAAGCGCAGCGTCAGCAGCCTGAAGCGCAGCGTCAGCAGCCTGACGATCAGATTTTTCTTGTGTAATTTTACCGTCAAGCACTTGGTCAGCAGCTTGTCTTGCAACAGCTTCTGCATCAACTTTTGCATTTACTCCGCTAATTTGAGTGACTAGACCTTGTGTAAGAGTCCCATCAGCTGCAATAGCATCAGCAATTTCTTTTAAAGTGTCGAGTGTAGCTGGAGCAGAGTTTACAAGGTCAGCAACCTTTTGGTCTGCATAGGCTCTTGTAGCTTGATCGCCTGCATCTACATAGACTTTAGTAACTGGGTCTGCTTCAAGAACATCAAGCCTTGCGTCAATAGCTGAATCACCAGCTTCACGAAGTTCTTTCTCTGCAAGAACTTTTTGATCGATATAGTCTTTGTCCGCTGTGCTTGTTTCTAATGTCGTTACACGTTCAGAAAGAGCAGAATCACCAGCTTGTCTTGCAGCTACTTCATTTGCAATAGCAGTTGCTTGACCAAGATGCAGAGACTCTGCGTGAGCAATAGCTGCCTGACGTTGTGCATCAACATAGGCTTTTCTTGCAAGGTCGCCATCAGCAACAGGATCTTGCAGTACCATTGGTACTTCTGGAAATTCTGTTTTGTTTTGGCCATTTACCTTAAGGATCTCTTTATCAGATCCGTCTGTATTTGTGCCTTTTAGTGCTTCGCCATTTTTTAGCTTGATCTTACTTCCGTCCAAAGACGACCCTTGGACGTACTTACCCTTTAATAATGCCATTGACTCTCTCCCTCAGTTTGTTTTTAGAGATAGGAGTAAATAACGCGAATGCGTTCTCCTACTGAGAGAGTACCATCGAGAGCTTTTCCACTCCAAGAAACTGAAGCGCCTGTTACGGTGTAGTCTTGTGAATATTCTTGTGGACCGCCACCAATAATATCCACTGCAACTTCAGTCGATGTTCTTGGTGTATGAGCAAGTGTAACTTGTCTGTTAGTTATGTGCGTGTTTGTAAGCGTTATATATTCGACAACTTGCTTTGGAGAGTTTGCTAAAATCTGAGCGGCGACGTAATTTTTCATCGCAGAAACGCTAGCAGCTTTGGTAGTTTCGTTTCCTGCTGTTGAGTTTACAATGAATGCAGAAGCTGAAGGTGTGGCAGCAAAGTATGGAAGATCATTCCACCGAATCAGACCAGTTCCGATCTTTACTTTGTAAGTATCGATCTCAAAACATACTTCACCTTGAGACACTAGCGGATTAGCAGCAGTCCAGTTTTGTGCTGTATCTCTTCTAATTTGCAGCTTAACTGCCATCTCTACGCCCCACCACCGTCTAGCTGCTCATTACCTACAAACACAGTCGTTGCAAATCCACCGTCTACGCTCTCAACATCAGGAGTAATATATGTGTTTCCAATAAACTCATGTATTTCACCAAGCTCATCTTTATACAAATACCTTCCAGAAGTTTTATCAAACCATATTCTCAGGCCAAATTGTTTTTGTTCCGCCATTACGATCACACTTTAATGATATATAGAACGCCTTTATTTATTGGCCTAGTTTCTGTGTCGGTTCTTGGAGTGCCGCTGGCGTCAGTTGATGGTGAATTAACAGTAATCCCGGTTGTGTTACTATTAATAGTGGCAGCTATTCCACCTGTTCCGTAAAAATAACCTTGAGTTGATCCACCATTTACGTCATCTTTATTAACCGATCCAGTCAAAGTGTGAGTATGCCCAGTGTCAGTAATTGAGTGCTTATGCCCTTGCATTGCGTCTAGCTGATTACCGCCAACAGTAACTGACGACTGCCCAGACGCCTGACCAGAGCTTCTTAAAAATACACCTCGATAGTCAGGAACACGAAACGTTCCACCTGTCGGAGTAGACCATGCAGCGTTTGTTGTCGGGTTTGTTTGCGTATTATATATTGAGCCAAGCACAGCAAATAATGCGCTATAAGTTGTCTGACTATACTCTGTCCCATCACAAACCAACCACCCACTCGGAGCTGTGCTACCGGCAAAAGCAAACACTGTACCAGTCGGAACTAAAGAACCGCCTTGGTTCACGTCACCGATACCACTTGTCAATAAACTTACATTTGGCATACGTTACCTCAATATTTGATTATGCGGTTGCATGATAGGTTGATAGGACGAGTTTCTGCGTCGCCTGTGATTGTTTGAGCTGATGCTGTTCCACTTGCCGAAAATGTGTGTGTGTGGTCTTTACCTGGGTATGTTCCATTGCCACTAGCGCCAGTTACATTAGACCCCCTCTTGGGAACATGAGCACCCCAATCAGATGAATTGTCACCTCCACCAGTCACCTGAACATTCCAACTACTGTCAGAACCACTACTTGTGGAACCACTTACAGATACGCCACTAGATGCGTTTTGAAGTCCATTCTTAGCCGTTGCTTGTCCTTGCGCTGTTCCATGAACCCTTGCAGAATCACGACCAGCAGCACCTTGAGCTGTACCCATATTGTCATTGTATCTTGCAAATCTTCCGCGAAAATCAGGCAAGCTAAAGTTTGCACCAGATCCACCATACGAATAACTAAGAGCAGCAAAAAGATCTGGATAGCTTGCTGTAGGTAACGACCTACCGTCACACATCAGCCATCCCGCTGGAGCCGATGTACCAGCAAAGTCAACCATTGACCCAGCCGGTAAATATTGTATTGCTTGGCTTGCGCCTAATGCTGAAGCAGACATTTAGACAACTCCTTAAAATTTAATTATTTTTGTACAAACAACGTTTACTGGTCTGGTCTCTACTGCGGTTCTTGGAGTTCCGTTTGCTCCATCTACGGTGTAAGCATTTGTTGCCACTGTATGGGTATGCGCTTCTTGCACTGGAGCAGCAAAACCAGAAGGAGAAGATGTTGATAAAATCATATAGTTACTGTCATCTGTAGAAGCAGAAAAACCAGCCGGGGTTCTAAACCTCATCCTTCCTGCGTTGCTACCACCTGTTGAACCTGAATGATGATGACCTTGCATTGCATCCGTCTGCGCAGTACCCATGACACGCCCAGTATCTATGTTTGCTGCTGTGCCACCCATGTTGTCGAGATATCTTGTAAATTTTCCTCGAAAGTCTGGGACATTGAAGCTAGATCCACTTCCACCATACGCATAACCAAGCACAGCAAATAATGCTGCATAAGTTCCAGCGGTTGACAGAGATCTACCGTCGCACATTAAATATCCAGAAGGAGCTGTAGTCCCTGCATAATCAAGCAATGTTCCAACGGGATTAGTGTCACCAACAACTTGCGTAGAAGATATGCTTAACGGAAGAGTCACACCAACGGCAGGAGCATTTAAAGAGTAGTTAATGCTCGCAGAACCAAAACCGGCCACGCTTGGAAGTGTTGCTTGAATGACACCCACAGACGTTACTGATATGGAAAAACCAACAGGTGGTGTATCACCAGACACTTGGTAGCTTAGGTTATAGTCTGTCCCTGCTCCATTTTTACTAAACTTAACTGAAACATAAAATTTCAATGGGCTTGTAGCTTGAATGGATACCCATCCAGTCAGCTCTCCAGCCTCATAAGCTGAAACATTTTGAACTGTAGATGTTGCAGCATTCGCCAATGGAATCTGTGTCCGAGCATTTGCCCCACCAACCACAGCCCCACGTTTGATTGCTACATATAGCTTCCTACCAGCCGGTGACGCTATAGCCTCAGAAACCACACCAACTGGCAAAGAGACATGACCGACTACAGTTGGCTCTGTTATAGTTAATTTACCTGCTACCGATCCAGACAAGAACACAGCTTCACCAACGGATGGCAAAGAACCTTCGGTGAAACTTGATGCTAACAAGCCAGATACTTCTCCAGATAATGTCAATTCAAACTGGCTCGTATCAATGATTTTGCTTACAACACCAACAACTTCAGCAGTATTGGCAGCAGAAGCTATGGCTTTTGTGTAGACTGCTCCATTCAGATATAGAACATCGCCAACGACAAACCCATGACTTGCCTGAGTGATCCTGTCAGTTGTGCCACCACCTCCGATTGAAGACCAACCACCAAGCTCGTTGTATCCCTCAAACACATCGTCTGTGTCGTTATAACGAATCATTCCCTTGAGGTCTGCCACTGTTCCAGCAGGTCGCTCTGTTGTGCTGTTTCCAGTCGGTAGCTTTAAACCACCTGTAGTTAATGACGTGCTAGCCACAACCTTGTTAACAAGGGACTCTGCTCCTGACAGTGTTGCAAGAGTGCCAGTTGTTGGCAGTGTCACGCTTGTAGTGCCTGTTGTTCCTAAAGTGAGAGCATGGCTTCCTGATCTAGTCAGTGTAGCTGCATCAGCATTTGCAACACCAGTACCTCCTTTTGATGGAGGCACTACAGGAAGTGACGCTGAGCTGCTAACTGTACATGACGAATCAATGGTTTTACCACTAAGAGTCTGTGTGGTGTCTTTATCCAGAACTGTCTTCCATAAAGTTCCGGTGTACATCTTTATTTCGCCAGTCGTAGTGTTTCTATAGACACGACCTGAAAATAGACTTGTGGTCGGATCTGATTCCAACTCCTCAAGACCTGCTGCAATCAAATCACCGTAGATTAACATTACGAGACTCCTATAAGTGTATAACTAGCTGCTGGAGGAGCAGCCTTGAAAGTTACTGTTACCTGTGTTGCTGTTTTTGTAATGGTCGGATAAAGCTTCTCCCCGGTAGAGGTTAAGCTGAATTCCCATACTGCTTTTGTGGAGTCTTGTAGTGATGAGCCAATTGTGTATGTCTTTGTTTTTGTAGTGCCATTCCAATAAGTATCATCTTGTACTATGGCCTTTTCAGCCCCACATCTACGCCACATACCGCCGTCATCAACTAGCAGCGTTTTTGCTGTAGCATCGTAAATAATACGGCCTACTTTAGCAGCTGATGCACTTGGTAGAGTAACCGTTGTTGTGTTTTCAGCCCTGAGTCCAATAGCTTGACCCTTGTGATACGAGTCTCCAATTTGTCTGCTTGATGTACCGATGTTTGTTCCATCGGTCTCGGGAGCAAGAACATCGCGAAATAGAACGTTGCCTTTAACCCCATTAATAGTAGACGCTAAAGTCAAATTTCCTAAAGGTGTAATACCTCCATATACAAGCTGTCCAGCCCCTCTACCAGCTAGCCTCAGATATTGAATATGGTCGTCATTAAGTAGGTTAGATATTTCACTATGACTAATTTCGGTATCAGGGTGATCTGCATACCAGCATTGATCAGCCGTACTCCAGAATAGAGAGTCACCATCGGCAGCTGCGAGACCTGTCTTTTTATTAATAATGTTTCTAACGCTTTTAAGAGCTGACTGACTTACGGCTGTACCATCTGCAAGCTTTAAGGAACCAGAGAAGTAAAGATCTCTAAAAGGATTTGCTGTTGTTCCCACATCTGTTGTGGTCAACGATGGTTTAACGTAAGGCGTATTAACAACTAAACCAATTGAAGCATTAATATCTAGCCGATTTCCAATAGATGTAATTTTGTTTCCAAACTCACCGCCTTCCATCGTTACATATTTTGCTTCAGTAACGTCTGTCGCGATTATGCTTGTTGACGACTTTATAAACCCACCGGATACAATGTCTTGAACTACATCAATACCACTAAAGAATTCTGTGAAGCCTGATATGGTTAGACCAGGACATGAGATAGATAAAGACGTTGCTTTTGTTAAATTTCCGTCTGTTCCAATTTCTAAACTGTTGCTTCCTAAACCAACTTCTACAGCATCAAAAATGCCAAGTGCTGCATCGACTGAGTTTATGTCAACCAAGTCATTAGCATTGAAATCAATTACATTGTTATCAGAATCAATTTGGTTTGCTGTGATATTCAACAGACCGATATTTGCGTCACCAGTAGTAACTAAATTATTCCCGCCAAAACTAATTGTCCCACCAGCCGATATGACGTAACCATCACCGAGAGACAAGTCTCCTATGAGTGTTCCAGAAGCTAATTGACTGGCAACATCTTCAGCAATGATGTGACTAGCTTCTAACCGTCCATCTGTAATAATGTCACAATCAACAGCGTCAATAATGCTACTACTGCTACTGATCGTATCATCAGAAATAGTAAGCTTATCAATAACAGCCTTAACAGAATGTACTTCCTTAAAGCGTGTACCGCCTTGTCCGAGAGACATTGTATTATCCAACAAAGGCCGAACATTGTCTCCCACCTGTATATATCCGGTAGACGGTCCATTACCATCTCCGCTATTCGCAAAAAGATTTAAATTTGTATTTGCTGACTTACCACCATAGATGGCCTGTCCACTAAGAAGTCCAGTAATAGGATTTCCATTTACATCGCTGTCATCACGACCACGCTTTTGAACGTACTGGTCTTGTGTGACATCTTGCCAGGAAGCCAGAATGCTATCCGAGCTAAAGTCTAGGTCATATATTTTATACCATTTACCTGGAGCTACATCGCCTTCTCTCAATTCCCAGCGATACGATGCACTCTTATTATCTCCATCATTGACCACCACTCTCATGTCACCGATAGAATTACCAGTCAGTGGCAAGTCTGCTTTTGTAGCTACAGCTGTTTTTGCAGTTGGGTAAAGTACAGCAAACAGGTGGTTCATAGCATGTGCCAGTGTGGTCACACTGCCAGTTACCGCCGGATGAGAATAAACAATATCCTCGATATTATGCGTAAACGGATGTTGCGCTTGGCTGAATACTCTATGTCGGCTGTGACTAAATATACTCACTTGTTACCCCCAAGCTCCGTCCCAAGATGCTTCTGCTTCTTTCATTACATCAACTCGGTTACTTGTTCCGTAGTAGGTGTATGTCGTAAGCAAAGCAGGTTCACCATCAGTAGCATCAGTCCTAGCTTCGTAAACAGCGACAAGTCTTCCGCTAGCGTCATAAAGCATCTTTTGTTTGACATACTCATGAAGACCAGTAGTGAGTAGGGCTGTTTGACTTTTCATGATTTTACCTCAATGGGAGCTACCCGAAGGTAGCCCCCTTGCATGGAACTGTGAATTAAGGAATCGAGTGGATAACGCCCATCTTCCACGGCGAATGAACTATTAGCTCTCCTCTCAAGCAAACGTCGGAAACGTAGTAATACCCATCGACATTTCTGACTGTGTGATACGCTTTTCCTTCTGGGTCCTTGTGAATATGGAAGTCACCATTTGTGTGGAACTTCATAGCCGACCAGTCAACAAAGATCATAACGTCATCACGCATTTCTTGTACTGCTGCAAGTTTAACAACACCCTTAGCACCAGCAATGGTGATCTCAGTGTAGCCGTACGCAGAAACTTTAGTCTCAACATGACGGAAAGCTCCAGAGTTTTTCTCTAGCTGCTTCATGATGTTTCCCATGTGCTTGTAGGACATGAGTAGAGTCTTGTCAGTCGTTCCGCGACCTTTACGGATAACTTCTTGCCAAGCGTCGAATACCACGTCCAAACAATTTGTCGCCGAAAGTCCAGATCCGTCGATAGCAATTGATTGAAGAAAAGGGTACGCGACTTTACTCACACCAAAAAGCTGAGAGCTACCGCCCGCGCTTGCTGGCAAAAGTTGATCAACAAGATCAGTGAAACGATTAGTCGCTGTCTCAGCGCCATCGATGTAAAGCTTCGCTCCAACATCAACAGACGAAGCATCAACAGCAGCGCCGCCACGAGTGCTAGATACAGTCAATTTGTTTGCATTAATATCAATAGCAACTACGTAGCATTTAAGTGTGCTATTTGCGTCAACGGCAACAATTTTTTGACCAATCACAAATCTTTCTGGACGGTCAACAGTCAATACACCACCAGCTGTACCAGCAGCAGTACATTTACCAAGATGTGATCCGGAAAGAAGTGCAGTAGAAACAAGCTCTTTCATTGCATCCATGAAGCCATTAAGACGCTTTGGAAGATTTTTAAGGAAAGACTGCTCAGAGACAGAATCTCCTCCACCAGTACCAGAATGCTGGGCGAGATCCGCCTCTCTCCAGAGGAGAGATCCCCAGATTTCTTTTTGCTGTGGGCAATAGCCTTTTACAAATTTTGCTTCAGCAATATCAGCTTCATCAGTCAAACCACCCATTTTAAAGGAGCTTTCTGCGCCGCCTTCAAAAGCGATTGGTAGTGGACCATCTTTCCAGCCATTGTCGCGCTCTACCTTTTGCATGAGGTAGTTACGTTTGTCATGTTCGTCCTTGAGCAGTCCGTAGTGAACGTACTCAAGAAGCATGTTATTAAAACTTCTTGTGGTAGCCATAATCTATTATTCTCCGTAAGTTTTATTGTAATGTTTTTTAATATCATCAATGGACTTAAACCTTGGCTTAGTCACACTGACTCCAGCTCCATTCCCGACATTGGGAATAGTGGCTGATACTTTTGCCGCTTGAGTTTGGATAATCGGAGTTTCTGTGGCTGATTGTCCTAAGCCAACAAATGCTCCATACTTCTGCATAAGTATGCCAAACACCTCTTGCGGAGGAGCATAGCGTTGCTCTTTCATGTAGATGTAGTTTCCAACATCAATCGCTTCATCCTTAAAAGCTCCATCACGACCAACACGCTGATCGAATGTTGATGCAAATGATTGAACTTCAGGTTTTTGTAGTGTTTGTTCAAAGACGCTAACGTGACGCTCCAGCTGGATTTGGTTTCTTTCCTGCTGCAAACTTTCCATTTGCGACTTTAGCGACTCTTGTTCTTGAGTAGCTTCCAGTTTTTGACGACGAGCTTCAATTGACGCATTGTACTGTGCTGCAAATTCAGGGTCTTGCTTGGCTCGCATGACATTATTATAGTGCTGAAGAATCATCTCATCATTCAACCCTACTGCCTGAATAAATTGACCGAGATCATGCTCGCGAAGAGCCATGAGATTTTTAAGACCAGTTGTCTGTTCGGCGTACTTCTTTTCAACTTCGCCATACTTAGTCAGTGATTCTTTAGTTTTCTCATACTTATGCTTCAGTCCATCCAGCCCATAAGCACGACTAAAGATGTCACGAAGTTGATCCTCATGACCTTTATCTTTGATCGTAGGCCGAAGCCACTCTGGGAATTGGTGTACCTTATCATAAACTTTGAACTCGTAATTAGGCGTGTAGCTGGGTTGAGGGGCACCTTCCGTCTTAGCGGGCTCACTTGCTGGTGATTCCGTTTGAACAGCCGGTGTGGATTCAACCGCCACACTCGCAGTTTCCGTACTTGCAATTGATTCTGCTGGGCTTGCATTTTCTACCGTCATAAACTCTCCTTTAGCCTTGGCCTGGCTCTAATTGTTGGGCATACGCCCCTGTTGATAAGGGACTCATCGCTTGAATATCCTGGCCTTGGACATTAGGCGGTGGACCCATGAGACTGCCAACACTTGCAAGACTGGCATTACTCATCAAATCTAGTTGCTGCTGATTCATGCCCTGCGTTTCAAGGCGGTTCATGAGCCACATGAGAGACTCGTATGGAAGTCTCGCACGTTTTGGCAGCTTGTCTGGGTTTTTGGTATCGGACACATAGAAGTCACATGCGACTAAGTATCCACCCGTTGGAACAAACCCATCTTTCATAGCCTGAAGCTTGGCTTGCTCATCGGCTAACAATTGACTGTGCTGTTGATAAACTTGCTGGTAAATCTGTTGCACTTCAGGAGGAAGAAAATCAAAGTCTGGTGCCTTCATCCTGTTGTCTAATCTTGAAATCAAATATGTATGATTGTCGTTTGGCTTTGGGTTGACCATTTCGCCACGATCAAGTCTTAAAATAGTATTTGTCGCAATATCGTAGTCGATTGTCATGTCATCAAACAGACGCTCGTTATTGACGTAAGGCATCATTCTTAAGATCTTGCCAACATCTTGCGGAGCCATGTTTGAACCAGAATATTGCAGGATGTGATTTAAAGTGAGCTGACGGCCCATTTTTGATTCGACATCTTCAGAGCTTGATTCAGTCTCAATCGCATAGCTAAGGTCTGGTGTATTGGTCCATTCAGCGACATTAACTATTTCATTTCTTCCGACAATTGGAATAATTCTTTCTGCGTTGTAGTACGCTTTAGTCATTTTCAAAACCTTCTTACAAACGGCTTTGATAAACTTCTCGTACTTTTCACCCCAGATAATAAATTTCTTTTTCTCTTTAATGGTCCTAAATAGCATCCCATATGGATCTACTTGGCCATTTTGATTTTCAACTGAGTCTTCCGATACCATTGCAATGTTGTATAACTCAGTTACGCAGTCACCAAGATAACCAACAAACTGCTCACCACTTCGACCTGGTATAACGGTAGGGTCTTGACCAACAACTTGAATAGCCTTAATACCGTGGGCTTCACCGCCAGACTCCATCGAGCTGCCGTTACGGAGAATGATCTTATCCATACCCAATGTAAGCTGAGTCTGAACAATACTGGATGCTGCTCGATTGATCTCTGCTTGAATAGGACGAAGCTGTTTAATCATGGAGTATCCACGACAGCTGGTAGGAAACTCATCAAAACTGGCTATCTCAAAAGGCCATTCTCCGTTTGGAAGCTCACCTTCAAATAAAATCCCATCTTCTGTACAGATGTAGTAGTAGCCATTTGGATACGTGTGACAAGGCTTGAAGTAGAATTCTTTTGTTAATGTCTGTGTCTTTGATTCAGTGTATGAGCTGGTTTGACCATCAAATACTTGGTAGGTGGTCTTGCTTGATTCTTGAACGAGTCTTACAAGGTCGTCACTAAAGCTAACCATTTCTTTAAGATTTTTTGTATCAACCATTTTTCTGATACAAACCCATCGACATTCATCCCAAGCTTTAGCCTCTGGGTCTCGAAGTAGGTTAAAACCAAGGACGCGCTCCACAACCACTTCGCCTTCAAACTTTGGTTTTGCCTTTGGTTGCCCGTCTTCACCGATGATTGGCATACCCATCTCATCCATTTCAGGCTCATAACCAAGAAACTTACCAGCATTTGGATCGAAGAAAATCTTAACGATAGCCTCGCCAAGCTCCACAAAGTCTTGGCACAGCTTTCGATTCTTGCCATGGAAATCAGACCGCTCTCTCCAGTCTGCCCATACAGCCGTAGCCAACTCAGCCATCTTTTGGTCTTGAAGCTCACTGTCATTTTTAGCTTTGATGGCAACACCTGGACTATGAGACAAGATGTTGTTCTGGTAGGTCGTCATAATCTTTTTTAAATGATTACGAACGATGCGAACTTTTTGATCTCGATTAATTACAGATCCCGTTCTAAGCAGGAACTCTCTCATCTTCTTTGCGTAATGAAGACCACTCACAAGAAGAACATTGCTTCTCTGTTCTGCAAACAACTCTGTGTCGATAGCTTCAGCCTGTTGATACAGAGTATTCAGATCAGAAATATTCTTATTCACTTTGCGCCCTCAACATTGCTTCTTCAAAGGCAAGCGGATCTTCAATTAGAAGCTGGTCCGTGTCTTGGCGAGTTTGTCTGCTGGAGGTTTGATGTTCTTGTATTGTGTCTCGAATGAACAAATCATTAACGAGCTTCAGAGATAATCCACCAGCAGTAAACTCTATGACACCATTCTTTCGGCATGTTTCCATGAGAATAACAATGTCATTGACACTAAATGCTAGATCACTTTCCTCTTTCATGGCATCCCCCTTGTGGCTCAATATCCAAGAAATTCACAATCTTCATTCCATTCTGCATATTCATCGATCAAAAGATCAAAACCGCGACGCGAATCAACCATTGGCTGACCCCTACCGCGATACGTTTGAACCTGCTGTTCTGATATCTTTTTAGGTCTCTCTGCCATGACCCACGGAATGTCTACAATTGCGTAGCGCAATGCGTCGATGAGGTCATCTTTGGCGTGTGTCTTGTCTGCACCGCTTGATGCACTAGATAGCTCGATACAAAGCTTTTCACTTTCATTATCGATTATACATATTTCTAAAATGCCAAGCCTGAAAACGTCATTTAATATTCCAAATCCAAGCTCTCGATCTTTCCTGGCTCTGGTAAAACCTTCTCCAGCTCTTTCAGCCAATATGCCGTAGTCTTTACCGATACCGCCAAAGTCGTAAGTCTCTTGAATGCAGCGTCTACCTTTACGCATGGTCTGATATTTCGTGAGCATGTCAGCTGAAGAAGTCACAACATCGTCACCCCTCCACACCTCTACCACCTTGCCTTGTTTATAATCTGGACTCACGGCCACAAAGACAAACGCTGCTGGATGGCCTCTTCCTCCACCAGTACCGGCGTCTGTTCCTGAATACCATTTCCAGTCCTCTGGTATTTTGCACTCTGTGGTCGTGTTCTTATCTCGCCTAAATCCATTAACTAACAGACCATCAACACGAACAAACTTACCGTAGACACGACGCTGTACTTCGATGGGGTCAGAGCAAGATCCTTCAATCTCCTGGATGTAATCAACCGTCCATTTGCTTGGCTTACCGTTAGCGTAGTAAAGACAGTCATACATACTGACCTGTTTTTTAAAAGCTCCAGGAAAATTTTCCTTTTCACTAGGCTTTGGTTCAATCGTTAAACGCCAAAACTCTTGTCCACGGGTGGCAGTAAAAACCATGTGGAAATAGCCCTTATTGCTTGCGGCAATCAGACGAACGTTGACCTCATCAAATAGGTGCTTAGGCATCTCTTCGTCGGCAAAGACAGCTGAAACTGAACTGGCCTGTAGAGCATGGGCAGACATCTCGTATGTTTTAAAATATATGGAAACACCGGTGTTAAAATGAAGTGCATGTATTTTTTTTCTGTTGTCATACTCACATCGCCATCCGTAGTCTGGATGGTTCTTCATTTCTCCACGAGGCAAGAACTCTTTGATCCATTTCTCGTGAAATTCAATCGTGGCTTGGTTTGCGTCAGCATAGAAATAAAAAAACATGGTCGGTGTCTTTGACCACAAACTTGGCCAGATATCCCGACAAGTAGCCCAATGAATAGCCTTGCATATCTGGATGGACGACTTACCAATCTGGTTAGCAGCCGTCAAAAAGTTATAGCGATTTGTCGACTCAAAGAAGTCTATCTGCCATTGGTAGCGTTCAAGCCCGTAAAGGTGAGGCAGCATCTCCTGCTGCATCCTCTTCAACTCCAATAGCTTCAAGTATTCTTTCTTCGCCTGTTGGTTCGACATCAATAGCTTCCTGCCCTTGAGGTAAACGTTTTAGCTCGGATTCTAGTTCTAAGATTCTCTTGTCGATATCATCACTAGCCGCAAGCACTTTTGGCTTATGACCTTCGATATTCAAATTGACAGACTGGACACGTTGAACCGCTAGACCCTTAGCTCGCTGTTCAACCATGCGAATGGTATCTAGCACCAAGGCCCCGCGCTTTACATCGATTCGTCCATTGTCGTCATAGATATCCATATCGATAATTTCCCAAAGTCTCTCAGTACCGCGAGTGAGCAGTGCTTCAACTTCCTTCTCGTAGACTTGTGTGGGACGACATAACCAGGCAAGTTTAAATTGATTTTTGAGAACGTGATTACGAAAGTAACCAGGGGTTGCTATCCCGCCGTAAACATCACGACCAGTAACAACTCCACCAGCGGCATCTGCTTTTTGAAACTCTCTCCAAAAGCTAGTCTTCAGCGCATAGTCAAGCGGCGTAGGCTTTACCATTGACTTCAACTCAGGCTCACTCAAATCACAAACAGCTGGAGCTATATGATCTACTGCGTCGGCAAATTCTTTGCTTACAAGCGAATAGAAATGATCATCTGCAAATTTAGTCATGCCTTGATGCTATCAATCACGAATATGTAAACCTAGCGCGCAGTGTCCCATCGTCATGTTTGTTCACAGTATTGCTTCCAATCTTGCGTGAGACAATCAAGGATTGGAGGTGTCTATGAAATTTTTAATTATGTTTTTATTGTTTTCATCACAAAGCTTCGCACAGGAATCATTTGAAAGTAAAGGACGTGGATTGATATACAAAGGTCATCAACCACGCTATGGAAAAACATATTCCACATTCTTTAATTGCGAGAATCTTCCAAAAGAATTTGACCTTCGTGACCTGGGGATAGTTCCACCTGTTCGTGATCAAGGTGGTTGTGGAAGCTGTTGGGCATTTTCAAAGACTGCAAGCCTTGAGTCAGCACATGCGTTAATGAATGGAGAACTGCTGGATCTTTCAGAGCAGGAGCTTGTCAGTTGTGACAAACAATCCTGGGGATGTCGGGGAGGCTTCCTATCGGACTTTCGCTATCAGATCGAATTTGGACAAGGACTTGAAAAAGACTTTCCCTACAAAGGAAGAGACCTCTCTTGCAAAAAGATACCTGCCGCAGCTAAGGGATCAGGATATTTTTACGCCGGAAAACCAGACAAAACACCGACCGAAAAAGATGTCATGTGTGCCCTATACAATTCCAAGACAGTGCCTTGGACCGTCGTATCAGCGGAAGGACAATGGGATGTTGCTCCTACTGGAGACGACGGGGTTATGCAAAGGTGCGGTAGCCGCGACATTAACCATGCTGTTGGACTCGTTGGCTGGAAAACAATCGGAGGTAAAGTTTACTTTAAAGTTAGAAACTCCTGGGGCAGTGACTGGGGAAGCACAGGCGGCAGACCTGGAGCTGAAAAAGGCTACACTCTCGCTCCACATTTATGCAACCTTTTGAACGAAGAAGTTGCCTACATTGTCACCGAAAAAACATGCAAACCACCCATGCTTGAAAACTCCTCAAGCCTTGTCATTGAGCCAAACGAAGACGCTACCCTATCCGTTCGAGAAGTCGAGCTTGATGCAAAATACACCTGGTTTGTAGGCAAAATAAAAGTAGGAACCGGACCTGCCATTATCATCAATCAAGACAGACCAAAGACCTACCGTGTCGTAGCTAAAAATAGCTGTGGTCAAAGTGAAAGCATGATCCAAGTTGAGGTGCAACCATGAAAAGGTTTTTCTCTTGTGTGCTTATTGCCGTTTTATTCAACGCAGCTTGTGGACAATATACGACAAACAACATCGACAACTACTACGGCACTACTGACGACATCGACTTGGAATCAAACGTGGACCTCAACATCCCCTGGTTTACAAAAGATGAACAAACCAACATCAAAAAAGACTTGGCCATCGACATTCCAGCCGATAAACCACCCTTTGAACTGGATAAAACCGAGCGTAAAGAGGTCATTTTAGAGGTCAAAAACACCCTCTCAGACAGGGTAGAAACAGCTAAAATGGTCGATAAAAGCCTACAAAACATGGTCAGACTCTCTGCTTTTACCCTCAGAAAGAAGGGTTACTACGATGAAGCAAGGCGTATTGAGCAGGAATATGGACAATACTACAACCATTACACCTTCAATCACGCTATCGGCCTAGTCCAAGACATCGGAGACCACCCGCCCATGTGGGAATGGCTTGATAAACTGGAGAAAGACCTAAGAGAACTGCTTGGTGACTTTGTTATGCAGGTGACAAGGCTCGAAGATTTGAGAACATTCAACTACGCCATACCCATCGTGCTACATCCAGACGGTGATATTCGTAGTGAACCCCCTACACTCATTACAAAACTAGATTACAAGCAGCATTTTGTACCGTTTGCTGGAGCTTTATCCTACTGGACAGCCTGGGGAGTATGTACCGGAGCTACTTGGGGACTCGGAGCAGTCATATTTATCTGCTCACCCATTGGAATGATCGCTGAACGTGTGGTGGAAACTAAGATTGCACCAGACTTATCTGACAAAATATGGGAACGCTATAACGATTAATCAGCACTCGCATCTTGAAGCCTGGTCACGTAACGGTGAACTAGGCTTTTTGCTAACCCAAGTGTCTGAGCAATGCTCGTAACGCTATAACCAGAACACTTTAATTCAGTTATTTTAGCTAGAACTTGGTCACAAACCTTACTTCGGTTCTTATGTTTTCTGCGAACCTTCCAAGTCTCACAAATCTCTTTACAACGGTAACGCATCAACTCTTTGTCACCACGTTTAAACCTGCGAAACACAAGAAATAGATGGGTTCTACAAAGTGGGATCTTTAAGTCATCAATGAACGCAAGATCATGAACAGCTTCAGTGTTACACACTTGACAACCCATCGTCGGCCCTCCTAGCCTAAAAACAACCCGCTAACATCCTGTCGGCGGGAGTCATAAATAATCGGAGTTTTCAAACCTTGTATCTTGAATATATTCCACTATGGTTAATAATGTGTCAAGCTTATGAAAACAGATGAGGACTATTGATATGGATAAATTGTTTTGTAGATTCTGTGAAAGTAAAACAGCACTATTAGTGCAATTAGATGATAAAAACCAAGTTATCTGCACTTGTGGATGTCATTCCCCGATCAGACAATCCAAACAAGGAGCTATCCAAGCTTGGGTAAAACTTCATGGAAATAAACGTCAACGAGAAAATTGACGCACCACTCCATTATCCCCCCCACAGTGGCTCAGGTTCTCTGGGCGAACCTTCGCTATATATTTACTATTTTTTATTTTGACTTAACCAACACGTCCAATAAGTTTGACTTGATAGAGAACATGACAAGCGAAGCGTCCACAATCACCTTAATGATCAGCCGTTCTCCATCTACTCTGTGTTATTTTAGTTATTTATTTAGTATAGGTAAGCCGTTAACCAAACATACAACTGACAAACTGTTGTGAATTGACTGACATCAATATGGATACACTTTCTAAAGTTGTAATGTCAAGCACTTTCTGAAAAACAAAATCATCTCAGCAATCTACATCACTCGTTAAAAATATTTCTATAAACGAGATATCAGAAACTTACAGATTTTGCCTATTCCTTGCACAATTATTTGCTGAATTATTCGAGGATAGCTATCTATTGCAGTGTATGGTCATCAATGACGCTATATTTACATCAATGATATCAGGGACTTGAATACGGCCGTCAGGTTGCTATGCTTATAATTTAGCAGGAGGCAACCACATGTTTCATGAAAGCAGTACCTTTGTAAAAATTATGATCACAGTCGGCATCGGTCTATATGTCGTAGTCCTCGGGACGATCTACTACCCAGTCACAGTCATCTCCCTACTTACCGAGATGGTCGATTACGTCTGGAATACAGAGCCGAAAGCTGTTGCCTGTAAATGAAAATCAAAGACCTAAAAAAATGCGTCAAAAATAGCTGGTGTGTCGAGAAACACTGGGACGCAATTGTTGAAGTCATCTCAGCAGCCCATGACCTTTACTATAACGACAGGGTCCATATCGACGCTGCTACAGGCTCAGGCTACGCAGCAATGATGCGGTTTCGTGAATCACTTTTAAACCTGGAAGAAATCGAGTGGGAAAATGAAAGAAGCCTTTGAAGAAATAAAATTACTTATCGCCATTATGTTGCTTCAACTAGCCGTCAAAGTAACGCCCAGGCACCGGCAAGAAAGCACACTCATGCTGTATTACCTAAGCGCATTTTTAACACACGTCAAAGCTATGAAGGGAACAACAACATGAAGCCCACACGCAAAAATAAAAGGAAAATACCAGCCGTGACACACCCACATAAATCAAACTCAATGCCACTTCCAGAGTTTATTTTGGCTCTGTTTATCATGCTCCTGGTCTTTATATTCGGTAAGACAGCCATGACACTGTGGCAATGGTGAGGCGTTATGAAGGCCATCCTAGAGTTCTCGTTACCCGAAGAAAATGAAGAGTATGAGCTTCATGTTCAAGCTAGTGCCTTCCTTGCTGCGATGGACGACTATGCCCAGTGGCTTAGGACTGTATGTAAATATGGAAACCCCGATGATCATAATGCTGAATCGTGTAGGGAAAAGTTTTATGAGTTTATAAGGGAAAGAGATTTAACTTTGTTGTAAGGAGTAACCATGAAAAACTGGAATGACACACTAAAGTGCGCTTTGGATAATGTAGACATTGAAGATGAAAACACAGTGACGTTTTATCTTCCAGAAGGTCAATGCGTTGATATGACAGGAGCCATCAAAATAGCTACAATGCTTTCTTCTCGAGTAAAGACGATCAACACATACTCGGGTAAAGAAGCAGATACAAGGTATGTGCGTAAAGGAAAAGAGTGGCAAGCTTTGATGTATGCTTCAGCTTAAGTGGTGAGTGGGTGGGGGTGTGGTGGAATACACCATGCATATTATATTTAGGATACACGCGCGCACCCACGCCCCCTCACACGCGCGCATACACACGCGCGAGACCTGCGATGCCTAGTAAAATCAATAGGTTACATCGATCAGCTTGATTGAATTGCTAGGTTAAAGGACTAATCATCCTATGCTCTATTGTGTATAAGCCAATAATAATATTCGGGAATTTAGATAGTACCGCTCAAACTAGTGACGACTAGTAACTTAATAAATATTTCCGATTTTTCAGAGACTCTGACAATCACACATATCGCACGCCTGCCTTTATAACCTTGTGCAAACAAGGCTAGCACCTTGCACCACAAATCTAGAACACAATACTTTTCTTACTACCCTCAAAAAAAACTATTGACACGATCACCGGATTAAAGTTACTACCTCGCGCAAGGCAATAATGCCTATTTAGAGGTCACCTATATGAACAAGCTACTAGAACAGTTTAAACTCGATCCAAGCCTTAATAACGCCAAGAAAATAGCACGTTGGCTATCAGTAAAATACAATACAAAGCTAAGCATCCATTCGCCGATAGCTTTGTAGTGGACGCTAAGACACTAGCCGAGGCATTAACCTTGGCAAAGTCTACTAGCCTTGTAAACTAGGCTATTTTTGACTGCTATGTACACAAGTATCCAACTATTTACATATAACAGGAGCCCAAACCATGACAATAGCTACCCTTAAATACCCTAACGGATACTTCGGCGACTTTATGCCCGTTGAAATATTCCTACTCGGAAAACCGGATAACTATGCAGTGATGATGAGAAACGAAAAGGAAGGCGTCTGTTGCCGTTTTCCCTTGCTCTGGTCAGTTGCCAGTGTACGTGAGGCTATCTGGCACCTCGAAAATGATTCTCGCATTACTTCACGAGTAAAAGGATTGAAGGTGCGCGCATGAAAATCACCGAGCCATTACTCAGCTATTTAGACTGCGCTATGTGGTCATCTAGTGACTTAAACGAGGAAAATACCGAAGGCAATTTTGACGGCCTGACTGTGTATGACTTCCCAGAAAGCGAACGGATAAAGGCACAGGCTGACCTTGATAACTTTATAAAAGACGCTAGCAAGCTTGGAATTGACTGTTATGAGCTAGGCATTGAAGGGTTTGCCCATGATTTTTGGCTTACTCGCAATAGACACGGAGCTGGCTTCTGGGATCGTGATTACCCCGACGATATTGGTGACAAGCTTACATACCTTGCGCACAAATATGGCGAGAGACATTTAGAGAGCGTAAAAATCAGCGATCAAAAATGGGAGATTTATTTTTATTAATTACTCTTAATGCCCACCTACATGGTGGGTATTGGGAAGCAATTAAGCTTCGATATTTAGGAGAAATACGATGAGCAGACCAGAATTAATCAAACTATTACTAGACGACTTTTTAAAAATGTTTCCGACTGCAAATGAGACCACTAGAAAAACTCTATTAGATAGACTTTCTATGATGCAAGTAGAGGATTTAGAACTACTGTTAAAGGGGGTAAAACCATGCTAACCCTTTGCATCATCTCCGCGAATATCTTAAGCAATTGCCACGGCACGCTATATTACTTTGATAAACATACCGGCTTGCAGCCTACTAACAAAAAAGAGGTTCACGCCAATATTGGACATTACCCGGTCGAGACTGGAGAGATGATAAAATTAATAGGCTATGAATTGCCTAAAGTGGAGGATTTGAAACTATGAGTAAAATAATTGCAGTGTTAAATAATCACGGTGTTTTTACTGATAATTATTTGACCGAAGTAAAAGGCGTCAACGGCACCTATGGGGTAAATGGGCGCAAAATATTGCTTGGCCATAATTTAAATTGCTGGATTCGTTATGATGGAACGATTTGGGGTAATGGGTTTGCTCAATTTAAAGATCATTGGGAGCTAATTCGATTTCACGGGACACCGTGTAAACGCAAATCTTGCAAATGCGAAAAGGTCGGAAAAGTCATCCGTAAGTAATAAGTGGGCCAAGTCAAAGCTGACTAATGGTCAATGATGGATGCAGAGCAGTGCCATCGCAGTGACTTGACCCAAGAAGATCTTCACATCAATATTTCACATAATCAAGAACGAAATGGAGACGGTATGAATAAATTTAAAGACGACTGGGTAATCGAGTTTACCGACTGTTTAGTCAAAAACAGTATATGGGATTCGTTTCCAGCAGTATCAAAAAATTGGAGCAAGGTTAAAGTCTACGAATGGCTTGAGGAAAAAGAGCAGTATTTCAAATCATACTTGGGAGGCGCTGCTTGGGATAGGACTTTAGACAGCATGATGGATCATGAATTTATAGCTTGGAATCACAAAATAGAACGCGCTATGAATGAGTGTGACGACGATGCTACTGAAGAATATAATAGATTTTGTAGCGCCGTTGATAGTGACTTTGCCAGTCGTTATAAAGCTATTTTAGCCGAGTATCGCAAAGACGCTGGGATAGATGATTGATAATTACCCCTCATTTTCCCCTGTCTAATCATGCATTTATAAGATTGTACTAAAGTCCAATTTTATGGTTCGATCTTATCTGGTGAGGTATGAAAAATTTTGTCAAAAAGTATAGGCTCGAAATGGGTCTATCACAGGCGGACCTGGCAAAAGCAGTAGGCACCAGCCAGCAACAAATCCACCGAATCGAAAATGGTCTACATCGAATCGACTTGCAACTAGCCACACAAATTTGTGTTAAATTGAATCAAAAACTTGAAGACGTATTCCAATTGAAGGACTCCGATAATGCCCCAATATCCAGCGAAGAACCCGAAGTTTAGAAAGCCACAAGGTAAGATTCAGTTTCGAGCAGACAAAAACCTAGTTCAAGTTTTAGACAAGATCGCTTATGACGCAATCCCAAACGGTGACGGTGATTTGCCAACAAAATCAGAGGTTGCCAGAGCATTAATTGAACAAGCTGCCAAACAATTAACAGGAAGAGTAGCTTGGCTGAGTAGCCAAGAACCAACTGAAAATCAGCTGAATTTAGCGAAAAAAGCGGGGTTTGACATAGTTTTGACCGGACTCACGGACAAGACGATGTTTGTGGACTTCGATGCGTTAGAAGAAATGTTTGCTAATGTGGCACCACTGCATCCCTGGCACGTGATTCAAGCTACTAAGCGCGGAATGACGATGCTGTTATTTGATGACAAAACCCTATACGTGTATCACGGCCATGGGCTTGTTCGACGCTATGTTTTATGATACTTTCGCCAAGCTATGGCACCTAATAAACGCTTAAATTTAGGCAATTCAACGATAACCGATGACGGGGTTCATCGTGTATCTATTGCCCTGCCGAAAGCAACACTCGAAGCTCTAGGCCTAGTGCCTGGGATGAATGTTGAATGTCTAGCGTTCACAGACCCTTTTGAAATTATCTTAAGACCCCAAATAGAAAACACTGCATCTGTTGAAGGCTATATCGATCAAGCTCTTGAACGAAAGCCTTGGAAGTTGGTGCGTGATGCGAGTTGATTTAAAGTCAAAACCAACCAATCGCGAGAAAAAAGAGAAGCGAAAGGTATGGGGAAGTAAATATTCTGCCGCTGAAAATAAAATATCAAACCCAGAGCAGGTTGATTGTCCTGACCGAATGGAAATAGTCTGGAGAGAGAACCCTCTTAATCGCTGGTTGTGCCTGACGCCGAAGGCTTGGAATGAACACGTGGGTTACTTTATTGCTATCCCCGTAACGGTTGAGCGAACAAAGCTTGATCCGTTTGAATATAATTTTGTTTTAGACAAAGTAAGTATGATCGCTTTGTGCAGTCAGATTCAATCTCTTCCACTTAATCCTCCGTACATGTCGTTTGGAAAACTGTCACAAAAAGACCATGTGCAAATCAGCACGACAATCGCGAAACTTATTTTTGATCCCGTCATAGCTGACACTTTATAACGCCTAATAAATCATCAACATTGCCGATTTTCTATACAGAATTTCGGCTCTTTTATTTTTCGATTTGATTTATTTTTTTTCGGTTAGTAAACACTTTCCCGCGCTCAGTACGGCTTATCGGATTTATTGTATGTAATTGATAGCTATTGCTTGCCATTGTAAAGCACTGTTATTGTTGCTCTTTTGTGAATATTTCCGTTGACTCGCCACTGCTTTTTTTGGATAGTCGTCTATAACACTTCAATCACTTAAGAGGTCATCTATGGCAATCGCTTACCGTCATTCTTGTCGTATTGTGTACGATATTGAGACAGCCGCAAGTTCAGCAGCCGATGAATATTGGGCAAAAAAAAGAATCAAAACTCCGGCTCGATGGAAAGATGAAGAAAAGATCAAAGCTCATGCCGAAGAAAAAAGGCTGGAGCTGAGAGACAAGTCTGGTCTTTATCCATGGACTGCATTGGTCACGACCATCTGTGCAATGGACACCGATGGGATGCACAAATTCTACGGCAATGACGAAAAGAAAATTTTGTCGGACTTTGGTGATTACCTATCAGCTCTTGAGCGCAGGTATTCACGAGTCAGTTTAATTGGGAAAAACAGCAAGACATTTGACCAACCATTTTTAGTAGGACGATATCTGGCTCACAACCTGGGCGTTCCCGACTGCCTCCGACCAACGAATGAACCAAGAGATATAGACGAGTGTTTCGGGTACTCAAGCCAGTCAATCCGCGGAAGCCTTGGCGACTATGCCTACATGCTGGGTATCAAAGGCAAAACAAGTCACGGAAGCAATGCACAGCAAATGTATGACGCCACAGTTTTCGATGAAAGCAAATGGGATGACCTTGTAAATTACTGTGCGCAGGACGTGATGATTACTCACGAGTTTCTTGAACGTTACATGAAGCAATTCGAACCAACTAAATCCATGGATAGTTCCGAGGTGGAATCGTCCGATAACCTTCTTTCTCAGGAGCTACCATTTTGAAAACACAACCACCAACAAAAGAAGTCTATTTGAATAGCGAAGACCTAGCCAGACTGCTGGATTGCTCGCCTCAAACCATTGCGAGACTTACAAAAAAGGGTGTTTTGCCGCAGCCCGAACGCTTCAGTCGCAAGATGATTCGTTGGAGAGAGTCTGTCGTCACTCGCTTTTTGCTTGAAAGGAGTACCAATGCTGTTTCCTAAGACCTCTAAAAAGAAATCATTTAGTCAGACCAACAGTCTGCTCTACGGCTTTCCAAAGTCAGGTAAGACTCAGTTTGGTAGCAAAATAAACTTCGAGGGTAAAGAACCCTTGTTCATTATGACTGAAGACGGTGAGGGTATTCATGAAATCTCGAAAGCTCGCATTAAGGACTGGACTGGACTCTGCAAGCTCATTGATCTACTCGAAAGCAAAGCTAAAGAAGTCAAAGAGCAATACTGTTGCCTTGTGGTGGACTTGGTTAGTGACCTCGACGTTTGGGCAGCGGAGTGGGTTGCTAAAACTAACGATGTCACTCACATCAGCGACCTCTCTTTTGGTAAAGGCTTTGCCCTACACAAAGAAGAATTCCGCAAGCAAATCACCCGACTCATGGGACTGCTACCTTGCCTCTTCATTGCTCACACATCAGAAAAAGAAGTCAACATTCAAGGCACGCCTGTAAAGGTACAAGCCCCTACTTTATCAGGTCGGGCGCTAGAGTTTATCAATGGCAAGGTGGACACCATCATGTTTATTAAGCCTGCAAGTGGCGAACGTGCTGGTGCCTTGGTTATCCAGCCTAGCACCCTAGCTATGACTGGCAGCCGCTACCCACAATTGATCGGCGAGCATACTTACTCTGGCAAAGACGCTGACCAAGTTTTTAAAAAACTAGAGACACTATTCAACCAGGAACAAAAAAAGGAGACAAAACATGTTTGATTTTTTAGACGTAGACGTTTTGCTTAAGACACTTGACGGCAAGCAATACGAAAAAAACCAAGTCGTTACTTTCACAATCAAGGAAGTCAAGACTAATAAAGATTACAAGACTATCAACGTAATGTGTGAAGACGCTGAGGGAGATAGTTACACTTTTAAACTTGGAGGTGACAAACCGAGCCCAAGCAAACAACGAACAACGATCAGTTTTCTTTGTGCATTTTTCACCAGAGAAGAACTTAAAGCAAAGACAGCAAACCCTGTCGAGCTTGTAGGTCAACGCTTTGAAGTTAAGTCTGATGGTCAGCTTGATTACGAAGGTAAAAAATATCAACGCTGGTCTTCAAACTTTAGAAAACTAGAAGCAATTGCTAGCGCAGAAGAGTTCGCAGGCTGAATGGGAGATGCCAGTGACGCATAGATACTTCTCATGGATTGAGGATGGCCGGTGGCAAGGGAATTGCCTATTGTCTACCCAACAAATAGGTAATTTACTCCATAGTTTTAAGTGGCGACATCAAGCTTTTGCGTCCATTCAAAAGTACGATAAAGATGGCAGAGTCATATCATGCCCCCTTTATCTTGACATCGACGGTGAATCCACGGACGGAGTAACCGCACTTAAAATGGCTCAGGCTGTAGTGTCGGAACTTGAAGACAGGTACGGCACTACACCTGATATCTTTTTTAGCGGAAACAAAGGCTACCATATAGTTCTGCCGGTAGATATTGAGCATCCACTATGCCATTACGTGGCTTTAACTATGGTGCAAGGCTTAGGGTGTGCTGGCTACGATAATATCGACCGGCGTGTTTATTCTGGCAGACGCATGTGGAGGGTTAATAAATCTCCCGCAAGTAAACCAGGCTACTACAAAATTAGGCTTACAAGATCAGAGCTATTTGATTTCTCGATAGACGACCACAAACAATTTGCACAAGTAAATACGACTGAAGCTAAAAGCAGTTTTGATCCATTCAAGCTTAACCTTGCGCGGTGGGATGAAGATCTAGCTAATGCTATTGCTCAGTTTGAAAAGAGAACGGCTGAATATAGCGCAACCATTCCATCAGACAAACAGGCAAGACCTTGGACTGGATGCTTGACTGGCATGATGACAAACCCTGCCGGGCAAGGCGAGAGAGCAGCTACGGCTTTCATTCTTGGAAGGTGGTACATGCAGGCTGGAATCGATGAGGAACAGGCCATGCGTGAGTTTATGAATCATACTCACTGGAAAGAATTCGAGGCCGAGGAAAGAGGTGTCAGCAAGATGCTTCGTTCCCTTTATAAGCAAGGTCGTATCCCCACGCTGGGATGTAAGTACCCAGGTCCAGACCGAGACATCATGAAAAGACATTGCGATGTGCTTTGCCAGTTCAACGATGAGTGGAGTCTATTTGCATGAATATTTATAGACCTATTCGCGGAGAGTTGATCAGAGCATTTTGTGTAAAGACTCGCATAAGGCCAATGGCCAGACCACGACTTGCGGGTAGAAAAATCTATCAGCCAGATAATTGTCCAGAGCTAACAAAGCTTCTTGCTAGTGAGGTCAATCAAGCTCCAATTGATCGACCAATAATAGTTGATAGTCATATTCACTTTGAAGGGTCTGGAAAAGACGTGTGGCCAATATCCCAAACCATTGGTGACACGGACAACATGGCTAAATCAATAAACGATTCACTCGTAAAATCAGGAGTAATTCACGATGACAGGTTTATCGTCGGTGGAGAGACCACAAAAATATTTGCAGGAGAAGATTATGCATGGATCTTTATCTATGAACTTGCACCCGAAGTCGATTGTTTCCGAGTCGGCGGGATTTAGTCTCAGGCAGTATCAAAAAGACAGCGTTGACTCTGTGATTCGAGACTTTAATAGCGGGCACAGGAAGGTAGCTGTCATCCTACCAACAGGTGCAGGCAAGACAGAGATCATGCTTGCGACGGCTGATAAGATGATTGAGCAGCGTGGTGGTAAGGCTTTAATCTTGTCTCACATGGGTTTACTTGTTGGTCAAACTTCTGACAGAGCAAGCTTGCGCATACCCAACCGTCACATCGGATGGCTTAAGGCAGGTTATACTCCACGACAAACTGACGACATCATTGTCGGCACGATGCAGTCCGCACGTATCGAACACAAAATAAACCACATAAATAATATCAACCTAATCATTGTGGACGAAGCTCACTTCATCACAGCTGATAGCTATAAAGCGATACTCTCTCGGTATCCAAACGCCTTTGTGCTTGGTCTTACAGCTACTCCGTACAAATCGAAGCGTCTTATGACTAACCAGTTTGAGAAGGTAAGTTATTGCGCAAGCTTAAACGAAATGATCACACAAGGCTACTTGCTACCTCCCGTCATGATTGGCGTTCAGCAGATGAATGACGATGTTTCCATTGATGTGTGTGCTTTGTACCGAGAACGTGAGCTTGGCAAGAGTGCCATCTGCTTTATGCCTACGGTAGAAGAGGCAGAGCTGATGAGTAGTGTTTTTAAAATGGAAGGTATCAATGCAGCTACTATTGTGGGAGACACACCTGAAGCTACCAGAAGACGTGCTATCGATGAGTTCCAAGCTGGGAACGTCAAGGTACTCTGTACGGTCGACGTTCTCACAGCAGGCTTCGATGCTCCATGTACGGAAGTCATCCTCATGCCATCGAGATGTGGCAGCCCGACGGTATTTATGCAGCGAGTCGGTAGAGGTCTTAGACCCTACAAAGACAAGAAAGACTGTAGAGTTTACTTCTTTGGAAGAGTCCCCAAGATAGAAAAGAAATTCTATGAAGAGATAGCAAAGTTTGCGATGGAAAAAAAGCCAGACAAGATGGACATCTTCGAGGCTTTAGAGTGGGCAAAGTATGAAGACGATGAAGAGACAATGAACTACTGCGTGAAGATGGCAAAGATTCACAAAGACATTAAGTCGATGGGTCATGATTTTTTTGCAGACTTGATCAGACAAGACGCTTTGCCTGGTGACCTCATGGGTCGTATTGATTTATTGCACGATAAGCTTTCTGGAGTCAGAGCAAGAAAGACAGAGACCGAAGCAACTGAGAGACAGGTTGATTATCTTGAACGGATCTTAGGGACAAAGGTTAATAACATTACCCTTGGCGAAGCTGACTCTTTAATAAGTATCGTCGGGCAAATGAAAGCACCAAGCCATCCAATTTATGGTGAACAATGGAATGTCCCGTCAGGTATTCACAAGGGTAAACATGTCAAAGACTTGCCTTGGAATTATGTTTGTTTTTGTTTGAGCAAGAGTCCTCGCGGGCAAATCAGTGCGTTATTTCACAAATGGACAGAGTTTAAAAAGGAGCTACGAGCATGAGTGTCGCGGTAAAATTAAGCAACCAGACTTTAATCAATCAATGGTTTGTGCAAGCGGTCCAAGTCTTGGCCGATGCTAGAAAGCTAAGTCCAGCCAATCACAAAGCTGCGGTTAATTTGATCAAAGTCATCAAGCAAAAACTAGATGAGTTGAACTCTTTAAAAACAAAGGATCACGGTGACAAACTACCTAGCTGGCTTATTGAAAATACTACTATTGAAGACTGCACTTTTTGTGCTGGAGTATCTTCTCAAGCTAGCCTTTCCCCAAAAGAAACCATCGCCATCGAGCCCCTCATCGGAGGATAGCAATGGATAATGACCTTATCCAAATCGCTGCGGGCGAGCTGGGTAGGTCAGCACCAATCATAGCTTTTCTTTGGTTTTATTTGAGGGAGATGAGGCATGAGGTTACGGATAAGATTGCACAGCTGACTGCCGATGTTTCTTCGCTAAAACTACAGGTGGCCAGTCAAGGCACTGATCTAAAGCTCGCTCATCACAAAGAACTTATCGAAGAACTTAAGGCTGAGATTTCAGCTCTTAAATTAAAACTTTCAAAACATGCGGGAGAATAGACATGGCAGGGATCAAAAACATCGAAGAGGTTGCAGCATTGGTTGAGCTGATTGCTGTTGAAGTATGTAGAGCCGCTGTTAAAGAAGGGTTTCAGGTAGCCGACTTAGTTGCTTTCCTGCAAGCTCCAGACTTTAATGACAAGCTTCAAGCTGCAATTGACGGGCTTGATAAGCTACCTGAAGAGGGTTCTGACATTGGCTTTATTGAAGGCATTCAACTTGCTAAAGACGTTCAACGCATTGTGACTAATGTTGTGGCAGCACTAAAGAAACCAGCAGCCTAACAATATCTGACACTTATAAACTTATAAACCTGGCTTGCGTCGGGTTTATTTTTTTGCTAAATATCCTAACCGCTACGGGGGGTTAGCTCAGTTGGATAGAGCACGGGCTTTCTAAGCCCGCGGTCAAAGGTTCGAATCCTTTACCCCTCGTTCTTTATCATCCATATTTTATATAGCCCTGGGTTGTCTTGAATGAACCAGCTTAGTGGGCTTTCAAGTTGATAAACTGCGTCATGATTGAGAGCCGGTATACCATACTCAAAGTCTAAGGCGTGCAACACTTCATGCCAAAACGTACTGAGCAGCTCATCGACTGACAGTGACTTCCTTATCCATATCTTTTTGGTAGCCGAGCAACATAGGCCGTCTAATTTTTGTCCCTTCTTACTTGGGATACGATTAGTGATTATGACGCGATATGTTGATGAATTGACATCTATGGTCTTTGGCAGCATTAGTCACCCATCGGAATGACTAGAGGTGTCTTGCCGCTATCTAACACTACCCCACAACTGATTACTGGCTTATGTCTGTGATACTTTCCATATTGAAAGGCATAGCTACCGCTTACATTGTCGATAAGACATCCGACATTCATACCCCAACGCATACCACTACCCGTGTCCACAAAGCTGATGCCTGCATGGCTATGGATATGACCTATGATCATGTTGCGGCGATGATCAATGACAGCATTACGATGCCCGTTCTGGCCTGAATAACCCATACCGTGGATCATTCTGACAGGGTACTTACAGTCAATGTCCCAGCTGTCTGCCCATTTCCAAGAGTCTGGAGCCTCGATCATGGTCCTGTAAGGGATGATTAGCTGGCTTGGTATGTCAGCTTCAGCAGCCTTACGCAACCACCGTAGACCGTGGTTACTGGTGGCAAGCTTCATCCGGGGGAACACCTCATACCAACGCTTAAGTTCATCTAAGCTAGCAGCAAGCTCACTGGCAGCAGTATGGTTAGCTTCTATGGACTTCTTCCATAACCCCCCAAAGTACAGGTCAAGTTCATCTCCAACACAGTAGATGTTCTGGTCAGGGATAGCGTATTCATTTTTGATATCGAGGCAGAAACGGAGGGCCTGGGGGTGGTGGAAGGGTATCTGTAGGTCCGAGATAAATAAATACCTGTCTGTGCGTGGCTTAATAACCTGACTAAGACTTAGCATCGAACCTCCCTTTAGGGATTGACCATTGCCAATAGATCGCTTCGATAGTTGTAGAGTCGAATTCTTACACAAGCTTGTTTTGCGATTGCGTCAGCCAGAGTTTTCACCTCAGAGTTACCACCACCCGCTTCGACAATCTGGGTGGGGTTGATGCAGTAGGCAACATGACTAATCGTAGATAGGTTCTTGCCGTAGAAGCAGAGAGTTCCTCGCCTAGCCTTGGTTGTTTGGTTGTCTTTATAAAGATTGAATAGCTGTGCAGCCGAGTAGTCTTCTTTGTTTCCGAGCAAACCTTGTGATTTCAAAAGCTCGCATACGAGACCAGAGCAGTCATACCCATCCGGTGCGCTGTTGCCGCCCCACTTGTAAGGCACGCCAAGTAAACTGCTAATCAGGAGATCGATAGTATCCATAGCTATCAGTTTAGTTGTTACTAGCGGTGACTAGCAAATAAACCATCTGTGAATTTGATAGCTATATCAGCTGTTTACATATTACTGACGTGTGATTTCTAATCCTAACTTATTAAAATACAATGTTATTCAATGACAATCATTTCAGATACTTAACGTACTTTTCTCATAGAATCATACTAAAGACCTTGACTAAAACGTTTACTACCTGTTACTAGTTACCGAGGGGTAGTAATTTCGCGTTCACAGATGATGACAATTCTTTTTTTTTCTAGTAAACAAATCATGTTGCTCACACAAGGTAAATATAATGGACCTAAATGAATATCAAAAACAATATATTGGCCAAAAGGTTTTGA